TCTAAAGCATCGCCGTTATCATTAAAGGCGTACTGGAGTGTGGGGTTGCCGCTGTAGGGCATGTTAATCCAGTTACCGTATTTTGAGTCGTCTTTGCGGTTGCTGATTTTTGGTTGCTTGGGGTATATCTCACAAGCTCCTTGTCCGAAGAACGCACTAAACGATTTTAGCTTGTCAATAACAGCGGCTGCAGATACTTCTTCGGAAAAGAACAAATACACATGTGCTCCGCCAGACTTTGATCGGCAAACCACAAAAGGCAGTTTATGTTCTTTTACCTTAGTTACAATATCTTCTATTGTGTTTGTGTCTTGATAGACGTCTACGTCTAGAGCGCCCCAACGAACGCGGTCTTCGTTGACGAGCGGTGTGCATCCAATTATTTTCTCACCTTTTAGGTGTTCTTCCCAAACACTGTTATTTAGTGGGGCTTTGACTAAAAAAGACCTTGAGTCTTGTTTACCATCACGATCTCTGGTTTTGCCAGTCAAGGATGTTTGTCCGTGTACAGATGGATTGCTTACGAATAATTCGTGAAATTTAAAGGCTATGTCGGCTATAGGTATCATTGGACAATAAAGCCCCCACCTCGGCAGTCGGTCAAGGTGGGGGCACTTGTTGGTTACTACTTAGTAGGGGACATCAGAGGAGTCAACCAGTTTTGGTTGGTCTGATTCATTGCTTTGTAGTAGTGGGGTATGAGCCGCATTTTGATACGTCTCAGCAGCAATGGTCAGGATTTCTTCGTCAGCTTCGAAGTCAAGAACACGTGGTTCTTCAAATCCGAAGTTGAAGTAGTCATCGCCATTTTTGCTTGTCTCTAGGACAGAAACAAGCTTCCATGCTTGCGCATAGAGAGGTGGAGCAACATCCATTCCGTCGTAGCGGAATCGGCTAATGTCCGAGGTTAGTTTACGAGATACGCGAAGTTGCGAAGAGGTAAACGGGATAACTGCTTGTTCCCACTGACCGTTGAGCTTAATAAGCACAAACCAGTATGTGGTGAACTTGAGTTCGTTTTCTCCAAGCCATTCGTCATATTGACGATCACGGCCTTTTTCGTATTTAGGGTGGCTAACAATTGTTAGCGGATGGTTGCCTTTGAAACCGCCACCTTTTGAACGGGGAACCCATTCAGTGTAGAGTGACTGTGTATAGCAAGGAATAACTTCTGCAGGTTGTTCAATGATGCTTTGGTTTTTAGCAAAGAACAAATCGCCAGACTTTGAGCCTTCTACGTATTCGTCTTTTTGTGGTTTGAGCTGAGGGCTCAAGTCTTGCAGAATGCGGATAAAGGGCAGGGATGAGCCTGAATCCAGATTCTCTGTTCCTTGTCCTGCTACGGTTGTTATATCGAATGCCATGATTCTTCTTTCTTCTTTCTTTTATCGGGTTATTTTTGCACGTGTTCCTTGGTAGATACCAAAGGCTTCACGTGGTAGAGATTCTGCCAGCTCTGGGTTGTCCAGAGCATCACGACAGAAAGACTTAAGAGTTGCGTGGTGAATGCTGATTTTTGCATCAACAGGCACACTGAACGACTCTTCAATTAAATCTTGTATTTTTTGAGCTACATCATCTTGCCCTCTGTCTAGCGTAATGCTTAGTTGGTTCTTGATGATGCTGTCATTATTGGTGTCACGCAGCCAATCGAACGCAGTTTGTGGGTCTTTGATTCTGGCGTCAACAAAGTCGCTAAGTTGAATCTTGGTGTCGTCGTTCAACTGGATAAGCTTAAGACCAACTTGCCTCATTTGGTCAGGTAGCAACTCTTCTGCAATCTTTTTTCGTTTTTCTTTAAGAATGTTTAAGTTGGCTTCTGCTTCTAGAACATCTTGGTCTAGTTTGTTTAGCGCGTCTCCGAGCTCTTTAATCTCCTGTAGTCGATCAGACGGTACTGAGCTTGTGTCAATTCCTTCAATGGATGCAACAGGGATTAGGTCACTTTCTTCTAATAGTGTATCAGTCATTATTGTTATTATTGTTATTTGGTTTTGTAGCTAGATACCCTATTCTGGAATATCCAGCAATGTCAACCCAGTTATCTCTTTTATTTTTATGCATCTGTCTTGTGATTTTTAAGGCAATCATTGCAAGAGCAACTTGGTTGGGCGTTATATCAGTTTCAAAGATTACAGACCAGAGAGTAGCAATTCTGTTAAGCTCTACTGTGCTGTCTCCGTAATCTTCTAAACGATCTCCTTGGGTGATGTCTAGTGCTTCTTTTAGTATGTCGTATTCTTCGGTTTTCATAATTAGATATTTAACAGCTCGTGATTTATGCAGTCCTCCCACAACGCATCAAGGAGTTCCTCTGCGCTTTTGAACCGATGTCCGTGTTTACGCCACGTGCGAATCTGCTCTGCCAAATCCCATAGGTTGGAGTGCAGGTCGCCAGCTTTTCGGCAGATTTCAAATTCCAACTGTTCGTCGGGTAGGTCAAACTCAAGTCTAGCTTTCATAATAAAAAATGGTATCCAACCATAAGGATCAGGCAACGGCTACGTCGCGCCTGTCCTGTTTGTTATCCAAAGAACTTGTTCCGTAGTAGCTTAGGCTAAGGCAGCTTGAGCCTTCATAGCCAGAGTTGGAGCTTACATAAAAAGAAACATCGCTTATCTCCATTGATATGCCACAAGAATCGCAGTCTGTAACCTTTATCCCTTTTGACTCTAGGGCATTTTTAAGTTTTTCGTATTCATCATTCATATTTTTCCTTTCGTTGCGTTAATAAAAATAGATAACCAGTCAGTCGTCTCAATTCCTTCGTGCCTCAGTCTTGAGACACTTCAGTGTTCGCTAAATAAAGGTCTAAGGACATTCTCATATTCATCTGGCTGAATAGTTCCCTCATAGCTAGCTCAGCCTCTTTGGCGATTGGCTTGGTTCCCCGTTCTCGGTTGCTAATCGTCTTGTTTGTTACTCCCAAGGCCGAAGCTAGGGCCGCCTGCGATAGCCCTAGCATTTCTCTTAGTTCGCGGTATTCTTTGGCGTTCATACTGCTATGCGTTTTGCGTTAATCCCTCGAACTTTTAGTGCTTTTTCGATAAGCCCAAACTGAATCCCAGAAAACTTACGGGCGAGCCAGTCGCCCTTTTTCCAGATTTCAGCAGTGGGGATTTCCACCTCTACACCGTCGGCTTTTACTTTCGTGACTGTAGGCCAGTCGGTTATTGGTTTCTCGAATTTGTTTTTGATTTCCATGATTCATAATTAGAACTATTTTCCAATCCAAGTCAATACCAATTTGGAACTATTTTCTAAAAAAAAAAAGGGAATGCAGCGAACCAAGCGTATATCACAACGCCTTTGGCGCGTGATTACTTGGTGTTCTAAAGAAGATTCCAATCTTCGTAAACCTATCGCTTCGCCCCTTCGCGAGTCAATTCAGTGTTATCAAATGCGCCCGACTCTAAGATAAAGTCCGACCATTCCTTGCCAGTTTCATCGTCTACGCGATGGTTCAAGCTTCCCGCGATTGTCACGGGCGAAGAAAGGTTCCTGCCAGTTTCCACCCAGACCTCAGTCGGGTCGCCAAGCCAGTCTTCTTCAGGCCAATCCTTTATTAGCTCCTTTAGTTCTTTGACCGTCATTCCATTTTTAAATTCGTATAGCATATTTAACTTTCGTTGAGTGATAACCATCAGATCAGACAACCCCTTCGGGGCGTCTGATCTGGGCGTTCTGTAAGTCCTCCTTTATGGCTAAATAATTTGCTAGGCTGTTTCTCATATCTTTGCTTATGTTAAGATGCTCCACTTCGACGCCGCCTTCGACCCACGAGGCGATTGTCACATCTCCATCGCTATGCTCGATGAAAATGGCGTGTTCTCCTGCGTATGTGTCAAGCATAAAGAGTTTAGCTCCATCTAAAAGGTAGAGCGTAATATCACGTTCTAGGATTTTTGGTATTAGTTTTTTCATAGTATTATTATATTAGAGTTCCGTTAGCTTATACTTCTTTCAATCTACCTTAATAACCTTACCACTTTTTTATATATGGCAAGGTATCGTTGCTCTTCTGGTAAGTCGAATTCTAAT